TGGGCTCATCACCTGCCCAGGGCGCTCAGCCTTCCAGTTGCGGATGGCCGTGGACAGCGCCCGCTCATAGAGGTTGGTGAGCCGGTTGGCGGCGGCGGTGAGCTTGGTGTTCTGGTACGCCGCTGAGATGGCCGCCGTGGCCGTGGCGCCGCCGGCGAGCTGTTGGGCCACCACCTGGGCCAGGGCATCACCGCTGCGGCCGTTCACCTTCTGCTGGCTCTTAATCTCGCGCACGGCCTGGCTGTCGAGGTCCTGCAGCACCGCCGCAGTGACCTTCTCCTTCACGCCGGTGTCGAACTCGCCGGCCGAGTCCCGCGCCTTGTTGATGGCCGCCACCATCCGCTGGTAGTCCTCGCGGCGCCCCTCGGGGGTGGGGTTCAGGCTGGCGATCTGCCGGGCCTGCTGCAGCGCGTTCTTGTAGGAGTTGGGGTCGTCGGTCCAGGCGCCGGGCGCCACCTGCTCGAGCTGCACGATGAAGTCGTCCACCTGGAATGGATCGGGTGGGCGCACCACCTGGGTGAAGGCGCTCTGGTCCTTGGCCCGCCGCGCGATGTACTCCTCGGGGGTGAGGTAGCCCATGCCCAGCGACTGGTTGCGGAACTCCAGCAGCGCAGACGGATAGGCCGGGTCGGCAGGGTCCAGCTTCCCTGGCCCGTCGTACCAAAGGCGATCGAGCTGCTGCTCAACACCCTTCTGCCGCAGGTCGTAGGTCTTCTGTGCCGCCTCCTGGCCGCGCACCTGCAGCTCCAGCGTTTCCAGTGGGGCCATTGCCCCCCAGGTGGGCCGCTTCTCAAACGGCATCGAGGGGTCGCCAGCGCGGACGTTCTGCAACAGCGAGCCCGCCAGTGGGTCGCCGCCAAAGGTGCCGATGATCTGCTCGCGCAGGAACTGCACCGTCCGCTTGCGGGCATCAGGCGGCAGCAGCCTCAGCTGCTGGTCGAGGCCATAGGTCAGCGCAGCACCGCCGTACTGAATCCACTCCGGCGAACCCTTCTGATAAGTGACGCCATTGATGGTGATGCCCTTGGTGAGCATCTCCTCCACCGTTGCCGCTGTGGCGGCCACCGTGGTGTTGCGCGTGGATTCCTCCACCGCGTCGTCGTAGAACTTCCGCTGCTTCTCCCGGTAGGCGTCCCAGGCCTGATTGAGCTTGGGGGTCACATAGAACTGCACCTCCGGCTCGTCGCCGCTGAGCTGGAAGCGGCCCAACACCTGGGAGGTGAGCTGCACCTGGCGCTTGGTGAGCTCGGGGCTCTCCGGCTTGAGCGTGCTGAGCAGCCCAGCATTGGCCGTCAGGTCGTCCTCGAGGGTGTTCTCGATCTCGGCACCAGCCAGCTGGGCCAGGGCCCGCCGCCGGCCGATCAGCTTCCACGGGTTCGACTCGTTCAGCAGCTGCGCCGCCACCGGGTCCACCTTCTGCAGCTGCCCGATCTGGCTGGCGGCATCGGCGGCACCGGCCTCGGCCTGCACCTGCAGGGACATCATTCCCTTGGCCCGCTGGTTCTTCAGCTCGGCGTAGTAGCCCTCCTCGATCTGGCCTTTACGCAGGCCCACATAGCCCTCGCCGGCCATGGTCATCAGCGACTTGCTGAACGGCGCCAGAGCCGTGGCCAGCTGCTCGAACTGGTTGTAGCCAGCGACGTTTCCAGCGCTCTGCGTCTGGATCGTGCTGATGCCCAGTGGGTTGTCGATCTGCGATGGCCGGGCAGGGGCCGCCGGCTGCGACTGGGCCGCCTGCACAAACGCACCGATCGGCCGCGCCACCGGCGTGATCTGACCAAGGGGAAGGTTTCTGTCTGCCATTGATCAGCCCATGAGGTTGATGCCGCTGAAGGCCAGGCGGGTGGTGCCCGACCCTGTGGCGCTGGAGGGGGTCTTCAGTGCGTTCAGCTGGCCTTGCATCGCCATGCCCGACTGCACCCCGCTCAGCAGGGCCGTGCCGATGTTCAGGGCGCTGGCCGCACCGCTCGGGGCTGCGCCGGTCATGGATGGCGGCGGTGGCATGAGCAGCGTTGGCAGCGGCGCGAACGGTGCAATCGGGTCGATGTAGGGCTGCTCTTCGTAGAACTGCTGGCTGTTCCAGCGGTTCAGGTACTGCGCCACCTGGCCTGCCTGCTCGCGGCTGTACTGCCGGGTGCGGATGCCCTGGTTGATCTGCTGCAGCGTCTCGTAATCGCCCTGCTGGCGGGCGTAGTCGTTGACGATCCGATCCACTGACCGGCCCTCCTGGTTCATGGCCTGCACCGAGGCCCGGGCCTGCAGCGCCCGCCAGCGGTACTGCTGCATCGCCACGGCCTCCTGCATCGAGGCCTCCTGGTAGGCCTGGCTGATGGCGTCGCTGTCCTGCACGTAGGCCGCGCCGGCCGCCGTCCGGGTCTGCCCCACCACCTCAGCCTGGCGGATGCTCTTGATCAGCTCGAAGTTTCGCAGCGAGTTGGTATAAGCCAACTGCTGGTTGTAATTGACAGTCTCGGCCCAGTATTTGTATTGGGCATTGGCATCAGTCAGCCGTGCGTTAAAGCCGGCCTGCCATTGCGCGAACTTGTTGTTGGCATCCTGAAATGCCGTCTGGTCCAGATACGCCTGCTGCTGGGCCTTGGCAGTGGCGCTGGCGCCGAGGATCCCCAGGCCAGCATTGGCAACCCCAAACGCAATCGAGAAAGGATCCATCAGCCCTCCCTCCAGAAGTGAGCAAACAGCTGGGCACTGCGACCCATCGGCGCCGGGGTATCAACCGTGAACCCCAGGTGCTCAAGCCACCGCAGCGATTTCTGGTTGGACCACAGCGCCCAGTTCTCCAGCCATTGATGGCTTCCCATCAATTCATCAATCCACTGACGCCCGCCGCGCAAGAACTGTTGGCGGTGGCTGGCGGTGGCAAGCAGCTCTTCGGTGCCAAGCAGCCAGATCTTCGATCCGGTCACACCGCAGATACCCACTGCTCTCCCGTCATCTCCATCTATGCAACGACAGATCTGAGCCTGGTGCCAGCTGCGATAAACCGCTTCCTCCCCAGACAAGCCATGGCTATAGAGCACCTCAAGCCGATCCTGCGCTCGAAGCATCTTCGCAATGCGCTGCACTCGTGCAGGTGTGGGATCAGTCCATTTCATTGCAGGCTCCTGGCTTGACTGGTCAGAAGCCCAACCCATTCACACGTGCTGAACTTGCAAGGATTTGCGGTGCTGTTCCTCAGCTCGACAATGCAGTTCTCGCCGCGGCTGGCGATCGGGATCTGAAAGACACCCTCGAAATACCGGCTGGTCGCCAGGTCGGGGTTGCTGTTCAGCGCGTTGCCAACTTGCGATGCACGGGCCGCCAGCACCGTCCCGTCAAAGGTGTAGACCGCCGGCTCGCGACGCTCGGCCGTTACCCATGCCTCGAAGTAATGGGTGTCGTGATACCGGAGCTTGGCGTGACGGACCTGCGTGCGCTCAACGTTCGCCGCAGCCTTCCCGCCGCCCACCTCCTTGTAAAGCTTGAAACGGGTGAAGCGGTAGAGGAACTCGAACTTTTCCCCAAACACGATCGGAGCCGTTGACCAGTCGCCGCGAGCCGTGATCGTGGTGCCGCTCGACGCCTCCGCCAGCAGCACACCACCATTCGTGGTGGCAGCAAAGTCAGACCAGGCCTGCGTCGCGCTTCTAATCGTGTACGGCAGCGTCCAGGTGGTGGTATTGGCCGCGGCGTTGTAAGTGCCGGCGGCAACGCGGATCGCAGCAGGCGTTGCTGTGGTGGTCGTGACGCGCCGGTCCAGCAGCAACTGGTACGGGCTGGGTGCTACGTCAGCGGTGCGATCAGCTACTGCGATCTTCTCCAGCCATACCTCTGAGCCGTACTCAGCCAGCAGGTACATCACCTCCTCTACGCAGAGGATCGACAGAATCTTGTCTGCACCGCTCAGCTGCCAGTGGCTCCAGCTGCTCTGTGCGCGTTCCGCTCCGCTGCCGCTGTTCCGATAGAAGTATTTGTAGGCATAGATCCGATCGAGGTAGCCGGCCTTGCTGGACAAGGCAAACCAGCCGTTGCCGGTGTCGTTGGCCGTGATCTTGAACACCCCTGAGGGGATGTAGCTGCTCACGTACCCCGTTAGATCGGAGGCATCGGCAACCAAGGCCGTGCCGGCTCCGCGGACGCTGAACTCCCGGAACTGACTCCACTGGCCATTGGCCTGGCAGAAGATGATCGCGCCCTGCACCGGCAGTGGCCGGCAGTCGGGATCAATCTCGTATTGGGTCAGCACTGTGATCACAGCACTGGCCGGCGTGAGGATCGTCTCCGCCGCGTTGAAGCGGAACTGAATCTGATCCGAGAAGATGATCAGCTCATCCTGGTACGGGACCGCATAACGCAGCACCGACACCCGGCTGTTGCTGGCGCTCAAGTCGATCGGGTCGGTGTCGAGCACCGTTGTCACGGTCTCAGGGAAGAACTCGAAGAAGTCCCTCGAGCGACTCAGGATGATGTTCTCGTCCGCCAAGAACCCAAGGCGGTTCTTGTAGATGAACACGTCCTGGATCGCGTTGCCGATGAAGCTCGGGTCAGGTGCTGTGTCGTAGTCACCTGCCCCACGGCGCCCCCAGCTCGGGATCTTGATCCCACCTTGCGTGCTGCCGTTGGCTGGTCCGAAGTAAAACGTCCCACTTGGGAGGCGCACCAACAGGTGCGGCATCGTCGCCGGGTCGATCTTGTACTCGACGCCCGGGCTCACCGTCTCTTGCCAGCTGCCCTCACCAAAGGTCCCAGCGCCTGTGCGCGGCACAAACTGCACATAGAACCCGTCGAACTTGTTGCCCGGGTCACCCACCACCTCGACCTGGTAGCCCTCTGGCGCGATCGTCGGCAGTTCGGTGAACGCCTGCACCGAACTGGTGATTGCCGTGATGTCGGCGTTGGCGCGTGCATCAGTCGCCGACACCGTGATGGCGCTGCTGCTCTTGAGGTGCAGCACCGACCCCTTCCGCACAATCGTCACGCCAGTGACGCCGGCCAATGCCGTCTGCAGGCTGTTGGCGATGTCCTCGGTACTAATCCGGTTCTCGGTTGTGGTTGTGCCGCTGACGATCACCGGTGCCACGGCGGTCTGCACCGTCGCCAGCGTCCCGTTCACGTTCACCTTGTAGGTCTGGCCGTAGTTGGCAGCCTTCACCCACACCAAGGCCTCATGCGTGGATGGCCTGGCGGTCTCCGGCGCCGTGGCCGGGTCCATCGCTGGCACCTTCTTGGTGTTGCTGATGAAGGTGTAGTCAGCGATCGTTGCGGCCCGAATGTCGCTCTTGGCGCTGGTGACGGTGGACAGGTAGCTGAAGCCGCTGGGCGCCGAAACCGTCTTCTCGTTGCCGTCCAGGTCAAACACCTTCACGGTGCTTGAGCCGATCACCACCAGGTACTTCTCGTCCGCGTCGCGCAGGATCTGATGGAAGTAGACATCGCCAAAACTGGCGTTGCTCACCTTGGCGATTGCCTGCGTCCCCTCGCGTTTGCGCAGCCCCTCGGCCAGGGAGCTCACGCCGTTGATCTGGACCTCGCCCTGCGATGGATCCCGCTGCGCATCAGGCTGCTGCGAGATCCCCTGGATCAGGTTGGGGATGGTGTAGCTGACGAGATTAGCCACGCAGATACCCCCGGTTACGGCCCAGCAGGCCAAGCCCTGGCGAGTAGGTGGGGAACGGCCTCAGCCCAGGGCCGCCCGTCAAGCTGTTGGCCTGAGCCTGCTCAAGCTCCACCCGCTGCAGCTCGATCAGCGCCTGCTGCTCGTCCATGGCGGTGTACTTGAAGATCGCGTCGGAGCTCAGCACCCGATCGCTGAAGACCCGCGCCGAGCGGATCGTCACCCAGCGGTTAAAGGCCTCCGGGCACTCATCCCACGGCAGCAGCCACACCACGTCGGCCTCCAGTGAGGCGATGTCTGCGCCCAAGGTGTAGGTGCGCTTCTCCTTGTCGTAGACCTTCTGCCCTCTCAGCTGAAAGCGTCCTGCCCACTGGTAGGCATCAGCCGCCCAGCTCACCACATTCGAGGGGACAACGATCTGGTTGGTCGTGACGTTCTTGGAGAACTCGTACCCCTGTTCGCTGTTCCAGCTCCAACCGCGGGTCTGACCCTCCTTGTGGAACTCGAGGATCGTCCGCTCAGCCATGGCGGCCTCGACCACCTGCTGGTTCTCAAGGCTGTTAACCGGCTGCTCGCCGATGTTCTGCAGGCAGATGTTGACCGCCTCGAGCAACGTTGTTCGGCCCGGGGTCAAGGCCTGATTAGCGAGGCCCATCAGAACTCTGCATGGGTGGTGCCCTCATGCTATCGGCGGGCACAAAAAAGCCCCCTGCTGAAGCAGACAGGGGGCTCGGTCATCCTCCCTATGAAGGCTACGGGAGCTCGATCACACCGGCACATTCAGCACGCAGAACACCCATGCCGATCGCCATGCGGGCGACCATCAGGCTGGCCTGGTACATGATGTTGAAGTCGCCGCCCTGAGAGGTGACTTGCAGGCCGGGGCTGCGCAGGGTCAGCACACCGATGGCATCGCGGTGGAACACGATGGCCTTGTTCTTCGACAGATCCTGCTGATAAGCAGTGTTCTTGTCGTAGGTGCCGTTGGTGTAGGCAGCCTGGGTGACGTGGTTCGACATGATCACGGGAATGCCCTTCACGCGCAGCACGCGGCCTTGCGCGAAGGAGCCGTTCTCACCGCTGGCGCCATTGAAGTCCGCGTTGATAGCGCGGGTGGAGTCCAGCAGGAAGTCGTACTCGTCGGGACCAACCACACAGAGGAGATCCTCAGTGGGCACATCCTTCTTCTGCATCGCCACCTTCAGGGCGCTGATCTTGGCGATCAGTTCGTCACCCTTGGCGTTAGCCGAAGCAGCGGCATAGCCAGCCGAGAGGGTCTGGCTCTGGCCAATGCGGCCAGCGTTGCCGGCCTTGGCGAGAGGCTCCGTGGTGGTCTTGGCAGCGGCATACAGCACACGAGCTGCACGCTTATCCCATTCCCGGGCGAGAGCCTGGCCCAGCTGATGTGTCACGTCCTGGCGAACGTCCACATAGTTCATCAGCTCATCGAGGTCATAGATCACCTGATCGGCAATCAGCAGACCGTCGAGGTTGATGATCCGCTCGTTGCGGTCACCAGGAGAGTTGGTGGCCCCGAGGATTGGCTGGCCCGGAACATGGTATGCCGCGTCAGCCTTGCCGCGGGCCTGGAAGGCTGCACTTTTGCCACCTTTGATGTTGCGCTCCTTGATCTTGCCTTTGAACACGCAAGCGCGAT